GGAAGGTGAAGAAGATTCTGATTCTGTTTTTCATTATTTTGATGTTGACTACTATGATAAAAATGACCCTTCACATAAACCTTTTAGAGACAAAACACCAATTTTAGAAGTTTTGGGTGAGTATGCGAGACACTTAGACACTATGTTTGATAACCATTGGCACGAACCAATGAAAAAATGGTTCCAAGATAATTTTAATTTACCGGTTAAAACATTGTCAACATATTACAATTATGGAAATTGAAAATAATCATATAAATAAAAAAGTAATGGTGTATTATAATTTAAATAAACACACATTCTCAATAACATATAAAAATAAATTAATCTCACACGCAGACCACGTCAAATTAAACGATGTTGAATTTAGAGTTAGACCGGGAGGTAGAGCAAGAGTGTTAAAAGATAAAAGAAAAAATGTTCACGCATTTGTAATCGGAACATTAAAAGAATATTGTAAATATCCTTGTAAGAGTTTACCTAATGACATAAATGATAACATTGTTACCTATGACCCATACAAGTATAGTTCTTATGTAATGAAAGATACCAAAGAACCAATATATAATGTGGGGGAAGTAGAAATGATAAATTCGAGAAACAAAATATTTATAACAAAACAATAAAATGGGTTTACCTAAAAAAATAAAGAAACATATTCCATTAACAGAGTCTAAAACTCTTTTACCAAGAAGAGAAGAACTTTTGGAAAAAATCAATAAAGACGGAACTTATCTTCCAAAATCTTTATTGCACGCTGATTTGGATAGAGGGTTTTTAGATTTTGTTAAAGACGACTTAAAAGTTGTTATTGAAGGTAAAACAATCCCGACTGTTGATATTTTGGTAACAACCCAAAATTGGGCCCAATTTACCGAAACTTGGAATTTTCAAAATATAGATAAAAATGCTGAACCACCATTTATTACAGTTGTTAGAACACCTGAAGTTAAATTTGGTAGTAATCCGGCTCTTGTTTATAATATCCCTAATAGAAGACAATATTTTTATGCTCAAGTACCAACTTGGGACGGTCAAAGAAATGGGATGGATATTTACACAATACCTCAACCGGTTCCGGTAGATATTACCTATTCAGTTAAGATTATTTGTAATAGAATGAGAGAGTTAAATAAACTTAACCAAATCATTTTAGAAAAATTTGCATCGAAACAAGCATACGCTGTTATCAAAGGTCATTATATTCCAATTGTTATGGGTAACATTACCGATGAATCAGTATTTGATGTTGAAAAAAGAAAATATTATATTCAAACATACGAATTTACTATGTTAGGGTTTTTAATTGATGAAGACGAGTTTGAAGTTGCTCCGGCAATAACTCGAGTGTTGACATCTGTTGAGTTTGATTCTAATAATCCTAAAAGGAGAAGAAAAAATAATAATGAAGATAGTAAAAGTTTTCAAACAGATGTGTTATTTGTTGTAGGAAACGATACTTTAAGTCAAACAATAAATTACATCGTCGATATAAGAGTTGGAGATTCAATTAATGTAGATAGTTTTGACGTGTACATTAATGGAGACTATTATGGTACTGATTTAACGTTAATACAAATCAACACAAATGATGTGTTAAGAATTGATGTGGTTAAAAATGATAATAGTAAGGAAAGTATTCTCCAACTATTAGACTTATTACTTTAATCCTCACCGTAGACATCTTTCTTTGTCTTACATTTCTCAATAATTAGTCTTTCCAAAAACCGATACATTTTAATACCCCTCTTTTCACAGTAGGTTTTAAGAATCTCGTGTGTTTCCACAGATATCTTTAAATTTTTAATCTTTTTGATGTCTTTATCCATAAGTAGAAAAAAGGCAGAAAATAATCTACCTAAAATATAAATAGTTGCTACGAAGTAAAGTATTTTGATTTTTTTTTAATATTTATATATAAAATAAATTAATAAACAAACAAACTAATGGCAACAAACAGTAAAGTATTCGTATCTCCTGGGGTATATACATCCGAAGTTGATTTGAGTTTCGTAGCACAGAGTGTGGGTGTAACCACATTAGGTATCGTTGGTGAGACCCTAAAAGGTCCTGCATTTGAACCTATTTTTATACGTAACTTTGATGAATTCTCAACTTATTTCGGAGGTACTTCTCCTGAAAAGTTTATAAATACACAAATCCCGAAGTATGAAGCTTCGTATATCGCAAAATCTTATTTACAACAATCAAACCAATTGTTTGTTACAAGAATTTTGGGATTGTCAGGATATGACGCAGGACCATCTTGGTCTATAAAAACGGTGGCGAACGTTGATAAAACAACAGTAGATTTTTATTGTACAAGTTATGTTACAATTGATTGTCAACAAGATTGTGACGCATTTTTAGAATATACCTATAACATTCCTTTTTCGGGTTGTGATAATAGTATAGATACAATAGTGTTTGGTGCAATAACTGGAGACGATTCAATCCTATCAAACAAATTTACATCATCATATGAGAATTTTAACGGTACAACATCAACACTTAGTAGCGACTTTAAACAACAAATTTATGATGTAATTTTATCATCAACAACATTATCCACATCAGCAACGTCAATTAACGTTTACGGGGCAATTTTAGGAACAGACTATTCTGATTTAGTAATGTTAAGTGGTTATACAGGTGTAACAAATGTGTTTAATATTAATAGTGTTGATTCAAGTGTTTGTGATTACACATCACCGGATACCGATGTTTGGTATTACTCGATGTTTGATAATAATGGTAATTTTAATTACAGTGGTAGTTCATTCTATAGTGTAATTGATAATTTAGTTCAAACAAGTACATTATCTAATTGTGCTAGTTTTAATAGTTTTAGTGTAAGTGGACACGGAGCTAGTATTAATTATAACACACAAACAATTAATGTTTACATACCACAAGGAACTGATTTAACAAATATTATTTGTGATTTTAGTGCTTGTACAAGTACTGTTTTAATTGATTGTGTTGACCAATATAGTGGTGTAACAGAAAATGATTTTTCTGCAACAGGTTGTTTAGAATATCAATTAGTTTCAGAAGATTTAACGGTTTCTACTTTGTGGAATATATGTATGGTTGAAATTGACCTTTGTAATCCTGCAACAACAGGACATACCGGTTCTCAATCTATTGGTAACATTAAAACTTGTTATTCTGGTAATGTTACCGGAAAAATTTATGTTTACACAGGGACATCATACACCGATTTTGATGATGTAGTTATTACAACTTTACGTTCAAGAGGTTTATCAACTTATAGTACATCATCTGATGGACCAACTTACCAAGTAAATGATATTGCAAATGTAACATTAAATTGTACAGGAAACTATTCAACAGTTAAAAATAACCCATATTCTGAATTTGGTATTAATGTAACAGATAAAGATGGTAATACTTTCTTCTTTGAGACATCCCTTAGTGATTCAGATTCAAAGAATGTTAGTAAAGTTTTTGGAACATCTAACTTTGGTAAACCAAGAACCACTGTTCCATTATTTGTTGAAGAAAACTTCCAATCGTTATTAAATTATTCATACAATAAAGGATACATTAGAGGATTAAATTGTGATTTAACTGCATTACCAAGAGCGAATAATGAAGATAATGACTCTTCTTCTATAGCGTTTTATTTAGAACAATATCAAACACCGGTATCTCCGTGGATTGTTTCTGAGTTAAGAGGTAGTAAAGTTTACAATTTATTTAGATTTGCAACAATTTCTGATGGTGAATCAGCAAATAGTGAAGTTAAAATATCATTAGTTAATATGTCATTTTCAAACCAAACATTTGATGTATTGGTTAGAGATTTCTTTGATAGTGATGCAAATCCTGTTGTTTTAGAAAAATTCACAAATTGTTCTATGAACCCAAACAGTAATTCATTTATTGGTGTGAAAATAGGTACAGTTGGCGGTGAATATACATTAAACTCTAAATATATAATGGTTGAAATGAACGAAGATGCTCCGATAGACGCACTTCCTTGTGGATTCCAAGGTTTCAAATTTAGACAATATGGAACATCTCAATCACCATTCCCTATTTATAAAACTAAATATGACTATCCGGGTGAGGTAGTGTTTGACCCACCATTTGGTAACGCTTCAGGTGGTAATGTAACACAATCAAGTCCTGGTGATAATGTTCGTAGAACTTATTTAGGTATTTCTACAGGATACGGTGCGGGTTACGATGTTGATTTCTTTAATTATAAAGGAAAACAACTTCCATTAGATTTATGTAAAGTAAGTGATTACGCGGAATGGAATGTTCAAACAAGAGGTTTCCATATGGATATAAATGCGGCATCAATCGTTTATCCGGGAACAAATAAACCAGAATTCTTTGTTGGTTCAGCACCTTTCGTTACAGACCCTGATAGTACGGCAAACCCATACTATAACATTTATGCACGTAAATTCTCATTATTAGTACAAGGTGGTTTTGATGGTTGGGATATCTATAGAGAATCAAGAACTAACACTGATAATTTCAGAATAGGTCAATCTCAATTCTTAAAAGGTTTCTGTCCGGACTTTAGATACCCTACAGCAACAGGTTGGGGAGCATTTAAACAAATAACAGTTGGTCATAATACTCAAGATTGGGCAAATTCTGATTATTACGCATACTTATTAGGTCAACAAACATTCTCAAACCCTGAGGCTGTAAATATTAATTTATTTGTAACACCTGGTATTGACGCTGTTAATCACGGTGACTTAGTTGGTAGTGCTATTGAGATGATTGAATACAATAGAGCGGATTCATTATATATTTGTACAACACCTGATTACCAAATGTTTGTACCATCAACAACTAATCCAACGGATTTAATTTATCCACAAGAAGCTGTTGATAGTTTAACTGATATTGACTCTAACTATACTGCAACATATTACCCTTGGATTTTAGTAAAAGATAGTGTGAATAACACACAAATCTATTTACCACCAACAGGTGAGGTTGTTAAAAACTTGGCGTTAACGGACAACATCGCATTCCCTTGGTTCGCAGCTGCGGGTTACACAAGAGGTATTGTAAACGCTATTAAAGCGAGAAAGAAACTTACTCAAGAAGATAGAGACGTACTTTATCAAGGACGTATTAATCCAATTGCGACTTTCTCTGACGTTGGAACAGTAATTTGGGGTAATAAAACTCTACAAGTAGCTCAATCAGCTCTTGATAGAATAAACGTTAGAAGATTATTACTTCAAGCTCGTAAATTGATTTCAGCGGTATCTGTAAGATTATTGTTTGAACAAAACGACCAAAAAGTAAGACAAGACTTCTTAAACGCGGTTAACCCTATCTTAGATGCAATCAGAAGAGACAGAGGTTTATATGATTTCCGAGTAACAGTTTCTTCAGACGCTGCTGACTTAGATAGAAATCAGTTAACAGGTAAGATTTATATCAAACCAACCAAATCGTTAGAATTTATAGATATCACATTCTATATTACTCCAACCGGAGCATCTTTCGAGAATATATAATAATAAAAATTATGACCCATTATAATAGTGGGTCATAATTAAGCCTTAATTTAAATGTATGTTAAAAAATAAAATAGTCGAAGGTATTGATGAAACGGGAGCACCGGATGAAAAATATTACGCATTTGATTGGGATGATAATATTGTCTCAATGCCAACTAAAATATTGTTAAAAGATGAAGAGGGGGATACTGTAGGAATGTCAACCGAAGATTTTGCCACATATAGAGAAGAGATTGGTAAAGAACCTTTTGAGTTTGACGGGCATAAAATTGTTGGTTTTTCCGACCAACCATTTTTTTATTTTGGTGTTAATGGTGACAAACAATTTATTATAGATGCTATGACGGCTAAACCAGGTCCTGCTTGGGATGATTTTGTTGAGGCAATTAATAATGGTTCTATATTTTCAATTGTTACCGCAAGAGGACATACACCGTCAGTTATAAAAGAGGCTTGTTATAATTATATCATTTCTAATTATAACGGTATAGATTCAAATGAATTAGTTAAAAATTTAGAAAAATATAGAGATTTAAATGATGAAGACAGCATTTCTAAAAGAGAAATGATTAGAGAATATTTGGATTTATGTAAATTTTACCCTGTAAGTTATGGAGAAGGTTCCGCAACTAATCCGGAGGAAGGTAAAATTAAAGCGTTAAAAGAATTTGTGGGGTATGTTAAAGAAATGTCTAATTATATTCAAAAGAAGGCGTTTTTAAAAAATAAAATAAGTAATTATTTTGTCCCTAAGATTGGATTTTCAGATGACGATTTAAAAAATGTGGATGTTGTAAAAAAACATTTTGAGCAAGACCCAGAGAATATAATTAAAACATATTCAACAGCAGGAGGAATAAAAAAAGAATATTAAAATAATTATTATAATAAAAACTATTTAATAAATAAAAACTATAAAATAAATATTAATATAAAAACTAGGATTTCTAGAATGATAAATATTTTAATTTTAAAAGTCAAGTGATAAAATTTAAATAGGTTATATTTATAATAAACAAGATAAAAAATAAAATTTAAAAAACAAATAGACAATGGCTGATTTATTAATGAAAATGCCCATACCGTATGAACCAAAAAGACAAAATAGGTTTATTGTACGATTCCCTTCAGCTTTAGGGATTAACGAATGGTTCGTAGAATCGGCTGCTAGACCACACGTAACTATAACTCCGGTGGCGATACCTTTCTTAAATACTGAAACATATGTTGCAGGACGTTTTGTTTGGAGTACTATACCAGTTAAATTTAGAGACCCAATTGGACCTTCTGCGTCTCAAGCTCTTATGGAGTGGGTTCGTTTATGTGCGGAGTCTGTAACAGGACGTATGGGATACGCAGCGGGATATAAAAAGAATGTTGACCTTGAAATGTTAGACCCAACAGGTGTTGTTGTGGAAAAATGGATTTTGGAAGGTTCTTGGTTAAGTGATGTTAACTTTGATGCTTTACAGTATAGTTCAGATGCTTTAGCGACTATCAGTGCGACATTAAGAATGGATAGATGTATTTTAGTATACTAATATTATTATAAAATAAAAATTAATCCCACATTAGTGGGATTTTTTATTTATAATACTTTATATAAATTTTTAACTAACTATTATTTATAATAAAAACAAAATTATATGGAACAAGATATTGTAAACGCTGGAACCGAAAATTTCAATTTACCACACGATGTTGTGCAATTACCTTCAGGGGGGATTTTTTATAAATCAAAAAAGAAATCAATAAAAGTAGGTTATTTAACTGCAACAGATGAAAACTCGTTAATGTCGGGTCAAGGAACTAATGATAATATTATTATGTCATTACTTAGAAATAAAATGTATGAACACGACCTAAGACCGGAAGAGTTAATTGACGGGGATGTTGAAGCGATTTTATTATTCTTAAGAAATACATCTTTTGGTCCTGAATATACTGTAAGTTTAACTGACCCTCAAACAAAAAAACCTTTTTCACATTCGGTTATTTTGGATGAATTAGATATTAGAAAAACTGAAGTTAAACCGGATGAAAATGGATTATTTACAACAAAATTACCAAAATCAGGTGTTACTGTTAAATTAAGACCATTAACATACGCAGATACTTTGGAAATAAGTTCAATAGTTGATACTTATCCTGTTGGTAGAACAGCACCAATAGTAACACTTAGATTAATGAAACATATTGTGGAAGTTAATGGTGATTCCGATAAATCAAATATTGCGATATTTGTAAGTACCCTACCGATTATGGATTCAAAATATATCCG